TAATGAAGTCGCTAACACAATGTTCACCCATTTCTAATATGAGATTGCTCATTTCTTATCTCCAATCAAATTTTTCATTTCAACATCACACATTTCAAACACTAAATCTTTGAATGTATACTCTGGCACCCAATTGAGAACTGCCCTTGCTTTACTGCAATCTCCAAGAAGTGTATGCACTTCTGCGGGTCTATAAAAACTCTTATTTACTTCAATAATCTTTTTGCCTGTCGTCTTGTTGATGCCAATTTCATCTTCAGCAGTACCTTGCCACTCAATTTCAAAGTCAAGATATTTAGCAACATCATTACAGAAGTCTCTGACAGAATGTTGTTCGCCGCTTGAAAGCACATAGTCATCTGGCGTATCATGTTGAAGCATTGCCCACATTGCACGAACATAATCTTTAGCATGCCCCCAATCGCGGTATGCATTCATGTTACCTAGTTGCAATATATCTTGCATACCTAGATGTGTCTTAATCATTCCTTGAACAATTTTTCTTGTAACAAATTCTGGTCCTCTACGTGGGCTTTCGTGATTGAATAGAATGCCATTGCAAGTAAACATATCATAGCTTTCACGATAGTTTACAGTGATCCAGTATCCGTATAGTTTTGCAACTGCATATGGACTTCTAGGATAGAATGGTGTGTTTTCTGTTTGCGGAGTTTCTCTAACTGAACCGTAGAGTTCGCTTGTGGAAGCTTGATAGAATTTAACATGCTTCTCTGCGCATAGTTTTTTGGTTGCTTCTAGAAGTTTTAGAACACCAATCGCATCTATATCACTTGTATACACAGGACATTGATAGCTCACATGAACGTGGCTCTGTGCAGCTAGATTGTAAACCTCATCTGGCTTAACCTTCATGACAATTGCCTCTAAATTGGCAGCGTCACTTAGATCACCATAATGTAAATGTACTTTATCTTTAATTGTTTCGATGTTGCTAGTGTTTACTCCAGTGCTTGATCTGCGAACAATGCCATGGACTTCATAATCTTTTTCAAGAAGGAGTTCAGCTAGATAACTTCCATCTTGACCAGTAATGCCTGTAATCAACGCAGTTTTTTTCATATGTATATCTCCATGTTAATAAAAATGATAGCTTATTATGTTACGAGGAAAGCTATCGAAACCCTAGTAAACGCATTCTTGAAAGTTTGCTTTTACTAAATACATTATATATCTAGGAGGATAATAATGCAATACTTTTTATACGTCTGGCACGATAAATGCCGAAAAATGTTCTATGTTGGTATGCATGAGGGCAACATAACTGATGGTTATGTGTCATCATCTCGATGGTTTAATGGAGAACACCAATATAGACCAAATGATTTTAAACGTAAAATAATCAAAATCTTTAATGATAGAAAGTCTGCCATAAAAGAAGAGGCTAAATTTCTTCGTATGATTAAAGAATCTGAGTTTGGTAAAAAATACTACAACCTCAAAAGCGGTAGACCCTCTGGTCAGGAACCTTGGAATAAAGGTAAAAAAAATATATATTCCCAAGAAACATTACAAAAAATGTCAATTGCTAAAGTCGGCAAACCTTCAAATAACCAATATACTAAGACAAGTTGATTCTGTTGCTAAGTTCAACTTGCAAAACTCCGATGGGGCTTACGCCGCCATCAAGAAACGTGAGTCGTTTGCAATTACTTTTTTTTACTGTTAACGACGAGATATGTCGAGTTGTCCACTCCGCTACTCTTTGCCCTGTCGAAACTATGCAGGCCCATTATAAAACACACTATTTCCGTTATCCCACGCCTAGAACGATAACTGGGGCTCCGTAGAGCAAATGTGTTTTATGGTGGACCTGGGAGGATTCGCACCTCCGTCCAGAACCCGTTTCTCTTTGCTTCATACAACCATAACCAATATTATAACACAGAACTTCTTCTGTGTCAATGGATTTATATTTAGTACGTTGAGTGTACGTATTCGTAATAGTCTGGTGAGTCTTCCGAAATAAATAAATTGAATCCTAGTTTTCTGCAAGCATGTACAGAGACTTCATTTTTGACTGATACGTGTGAATGGATATAATCCACCTTATTGTCTTTTGCATATTTTAACAAACACATTTCTATCTCTGTAAATATGCCTCTTTTTCTATAGCCTGGATCAACATAAGTGAAAACATCAAACATTGTTTTATTTTCTCTGTTATGATTGAATACATCATAGCCCACTAGTTTATCATCAATTTCTGCAATTATTGCTTGAGTATTATTTGTAACGTTTTCAAAAGTCTGAAGATTACAATGTCCTGCTTCCATCAATTCTGCCATGTGTTTATAAAACATAGGAACTAAAATAGTTCCACCAATTTCTGGAACACGACTATAGGTAACATCATCTTTTTTTAATATTTTTAAACTATTCATTTATACTTCTCTAGTATGTTGAATGTATGTATTGGTAGAATTCGGGCAAGTTTTCTGAAATGAATAAATCATAACCCATTTTTCTATGAGCTTTTATAGATACTTCATTTTTAATTGATATAAATGAATTGATGTAGCCAACTTTATTTTCTTTGGCGTATTTTAACAGACTATTCTGCAACTGTACAAATATACCTCTTTGTCTATAGGCAGGATCAACATAAGTGAAGAAATCAAACATTTCTTCTTCTCCTTTTTTATGATTAAATACACCAAAACCCACTGGCTTATTATCAATTTCTGCAAGTATTCCTTGACTACTATATGTTACATAATTAAAAGTTTGAAAAGTACAATGTCCTGCTTCCATCAATTCTGCCATGTGTTTATAAAACATAGGAACTAAAATAGTTCCACCGATTTCTGGAACATGACTATAGGTAACACCATCTTTAGTTTGTATTTGCGTACTCTTCATGTGCGTCTAGTATGTTGGATGTATGTATTGGTAGTATCCCGGCATTTCTTTTGTAATAAATAGATCAAAGCCTAAGTTTATATGAGCTTTTATAGATACTTCATTTTTAATTGATATGAGTGATTGTGTATAATAAATATCATTGGCCTTTGCATGTGCTAAAACACAGCCTTGTATATGCGCAAATATACCTCTTCGTCTATATTCAGGATAAATATAAACAAAATACTCAAACATTAGTTTTTTTTCTTTATCGTGACTGAACACCTCATAGCCTACTATTTTATTATCAATTTCTGCAATTATTCCCTGATCACTGTCTGTAACGGTATCAAAAGTATGAAAAGTACAATGTCCTGCTTTCATCAATTCTGCAATATGTTTATAAAACAAAGGAACTAAAATAGTTCTACCAATTGCGGGAACATGACTATAGGTAATACCATCTTTAGTTTGTATTTCCGACTTGTTCATTTATTATATCATCTTTCCACAAAATTTGCAAGTGACGGTGGAGTCCATCCTTCAGGCTTAAGGACTTTGCCGTCATCACGTTTGATTACTTTTCCTGTTTCAGGAATGATCTTAGCTAGATTGCTTCGCGCAACTTCATTCCATGCGCCTTCTACATCATAACCCTTCATGTAGCAGTATCCCAGAATAACCCAAATCATATCCATACATGCATCTAATTGTTCTACTTCATCATCTGCCGTTTTTGCATCAAGAAATTCTAAGAACTCCTCTTTGATTAAATTTGTGTAGAGGTATTGATTCTGAAAACTCTTCTCTTGGTCACACGCTTCAATAAATTTTACTACATCATTATACATTTTATACCCTTATACCATTTTGTTCATCATACAAATTTCTATACGAAATAAATTCTTTTATGTAGTCGTTTCGCTTTTTGACGAACACTTGAGGATTGTCTTCTGCAACTGCAATTATCACAACCAATTGCGGCACAGGAATCTTTGTACGCTCCTCAAACATTACAGCATAAGCAGAACACTGCATAAAATAGTTTTGAATCCACTTCTCATTCTTTTGCTTAGAGGAAGTCTTCCAATCGATGATTGAAAGCTTGCCATTATACTTTGCAACACAGTCAACTCTACCAGCAACTTTGAGGTGATGTGAATACAGTGGTGCCTCGATAGCATGAACATCATCAATGCATTCGTCTAAGATTGGTTGAATAGACTTGAACATAGCTAACGCATCTGGCATGACACTTAATGCAATCAAGTGTTTATTCGATAAATAATCTTCACATATGCTATGCATCCTTGTGCCTCTGCTAGACGCTTGAGTAGATATCTTGTTAGCTTCAGCTTCACCTACGCGCTTGCGCCACGCGAGGATAGAGTCTTTACCGATTAGGGAAGTGATAGTAGTCACAGACGGATATAAAAGTCCGTCTGGAGTTTTGTAGAATCGTTTGCCGTTCTCTGTTACTGTAGGTAGCTCTTCGAATTCTATTTTTGTGTGTTCAAATATTTTCATGATATTGCGTACTCAATTTCTTTGACTGCTCTCCACTTTGTCCTCATACTGTAGTTTTGCAATTATATAGTCTTTCACTAATGAGCTTCTCACGATATCGTCTGCATCAAATTCTACTTTAGTGAATGACCTCATATGCATAGCAACATCAAAGAATTTCAGAATACCAGACTTGTCATTACTCTTGCGTAAGTCTGTTTGGCGATAGTCACCACACCAAATAATTTTAGAGCGATATCCTACTCGCGTCATTACAGTATCAATCTCTTCAAAGTTCATATTCTGCATTTCATCAACGATAATGATAGCATCATCAAATGACATACCGCGAATAAAGCTTGTCGAAATAAATTCGATGTGTCCTTGCTCTTCTAATCTATCCCATGCATCTTTGCGTCCAAACAATGTTTCACAAATTTGGCGATACGGTTGCTGATAGATTTCCATCTTCTCTGTAACGTCACCTGGTAAGTGACCAATCTCTCTAGACTGTACAGCAGACCGAACGATAATAATCTTTTCGAATGGATTGGATTTATCTAGCACTTCTTCAATAGCTTTATATAGTGCGATAAAGGTTTTACCTGTACCAGCGACTCCATGAAGTGCTACAAAATAGTCACCTCGTTTATATGCGTCAAAAAATATTTTTTGATTGTCTGTAAGTGGTTGAAAAGTTTTTAGATCATCTAGTCTCACTTTAAGTGTATTGTTG